CCTATTTGAAGATGGTGCCAAGGCGTTTAGTGACGCGATAAAGAATCCGAGATTCTTTACGCGTAACTTAGGCAATATACATCTCGTTCAGAGATGGGCGATTGCCCCGTTCTTGAGTGACTTGTTCAAGATGTGTCGGTTCGTGAAGGCGGTTGATGACCGCACGACCGAACTGATGCGTCTTCGAACTGGCGCTACTATCAGGAAACGAGTGCAGCTAGGTACTGTCGTGAACACTTCATCACCGGCGAACCTCACGGTTCATTCGGAAGGATGTGGTGTTCAAGGAACGTTCGTGACCTACTATGCCAAGAAGGCATGGGGCACGGCGCAGTGGAAACTGCTACCCGGTGCTGAGCTTCCTAGTCTTGGATATGGCCCGCTTAGAGAGCTGGCCAGAAACTTGACTTTTGGGCTCAAAGATCGCGAAGCGCTTGCCGTGGCTTGGGAGTTAACTCCTTGGTCATGGCTGGCCGACTGGTTTGGTAATACTAGCGATTTGATCGCTGCTACCAACAATTCAGTTGGCTGTACCTGGCATAACGTAAGTTATATGCGTACGACGGCTGCAACGCTGTCGTGCACGTATGTCTTACCAGGATCAGACGGCTTTGCTTTGGCTGGCCTTAAAAACCAGTCTTACATTCTCCGTATGGTCCGTAAGGAACGCTATGTTTGCGTTCCCGTGCTCCCGGTTCCCTTTCCTCAACTGCCGATCTTAACAGGTCGGCATTGGTCGATCCTAGCGTCTTTGGTCGCGCAGCGACTTTAGGTCGCTGGTGATCATTAACGTTAGGGGAAGTTCTATGTTTGGAGACACGCTTACTCTTCCGCAGGCTGGTGGTGATAAGGTCCTCAAGAAGATCAAGGAGCAGGACTATACTTCTGAGTATATGCTCCGCTCCTCGACCGATGAGTACCTTGCTCGGATTCGACACACAAAGAGTGCGTCTAGTCCGTCCCGTCCCTACGAGGCCGAGCGGCACAACTTTGAGGTTGTGCAGACCGTCTTCGCAGCTGGCGCCGTGCCGGAGTATGAACGTAAGTTCTACTTCGTGCTCGAGGTCAAGCCGGGCGACACCGCTACCACGTTGGCCGATGCTATTGCGGATCTGATGATCCTTAGCACGAATGCCTTCTTGGTAAGCCTGCAGAACTGGGAATCGTAGCTTCCCTGCCTACCCGTACGGGTAGGACTCCTTTCGCTACCCTACCTCGTCGGTGGGGATGCGTCTGGTAAGGTTGCTACGTCACTTGCTTCTTAGGGCAAGTGTGAATCCTGACAGCATGGAACATGACTTGGAGATTAATCCAACCATGTCGAAAAGCCGTGTCAGAGAACTTCTGAGTTTGTGGGAAGGCATCTTGGAAGATGCCTCCCGCACATACCCGACCCTGAGAGGCGAATTTGAGAGAGATCTCAACCGTCTCCAGAGAATGGTGGCTTCTAGGGGTATTCGAGTGTTTCTCGAAGACCTCCCGAAGATTGCGAAACACCTTGATCGGTGTCTAGCATGCGGTCAGTACAGACTATCAGGGCTACCTCTAACTAAGAGGTACTCCAATAGAGTAGTGATCCCTAAGTTTCTTAGGGGACTCTACTTACTGATCTTTCACCATTCGGGTCAACTGAAGGAGAACAGCGATGTCCGAGCAATCTTTTTCGTCCGCCAACTCACGTCGGCATTCAAGAAAGGAAAGCTCAGCTGCTCAGCGAAGGCCAACGAACAAGAAGTCGTTGAGTTCTTTGCTGTCGACAGCGCTCTCCCTGAGCCAGAAGGCTTTTGGGAGTGTGAAGACGATCTCATCTCAGACGCAGCAGCTGCAACAGACGGGAGATTATTATGTCTCCCCGGCAGCCGAGGCGATCGACCTCGCGATCCTTTGTGGATCAGTGGTCGACGAGATGAGCAACCTCGTCAAGATTCTCAAGGTCTGGGAGGACCAGCAGCCCACTCGGAAGAGTGTTCTGAGGGTAGCCCGGGCACTTCGATCGAAGAAGCCCTCCGCGAGGAGTGCGTCAGAGGCCGGAGTGCGATACTTGACTCAGGAGGAAGCCAGGAAGGAGCTGGGCCTGTCGAAGGCCGAGTTCTATCAGGCACCTCCCGGGCAAGAGAAGCCTTGGGAGGAAGAGGGGTGACCTATGAAGGATTCAGTCGGTCGCTCCTCTATCAAGGACGAGTGTCGTCTCTCCCTTCGCATACGCGAGGGGAACTGTCGTGTCTCCTGGCAACACTTGACTTCGTGTCAGGTGTTGTTACCGCAACGCTCGGGGTTTACGATCCGAGCGTATGGCGGTTCAGGCACGGCCCAGGCGCTGTTTCAGAGTACCGAGGTCCAGCCAACAAGTATTGTTGGAGTTACTGGCCAGATACTTTGGAATACGAGTTTCCAATTGCCGACTATGGTTTCCATAGTTATAGCAGTTGGTCACGTCAAGTACACGCTAATAGAGTTCCTAGCTCGGAAGAGCTTTGTTCTCGAATGGTGTGTGTCCCGAAGACTTACTCGAAGCCGCGGCTTATTGCCGCGGAGCCGAGTGCAAAGATGTGGTGCCAAGAAAATATCTGGCACTACTTTTGCAATCGAACGCAGAGCACTTGGATTAATCAGTTTGTTCGCTTTCGCGACCAGACTCTTAACCAGCGTCTTTGTACGATTGGGTCCCGAGATGGCACGCTTGCTACAGTCGATTTATCGGCTGCGAGCGATCGTGTCACTTGTCATGCCGTTGGGCAGATGTTTCGGAAAAACCCGAGACTTTTGAACTGCCTTCGTGCATCTCGTACCCAGCGGGTCATCCAGACGATCACTAAACGTGTTCCGTCTGAGATCCGGTTGAGAAAATTCTCAACCATGGGCAATGCTTGCACCTTTCCAGTCGAGAGTTTGATCTTTCTGAGTATTGCACTTGCTTCCGTTATTACAAAACGGGGGCTTGCGCTTACAATGGAAAGTGTTAACTCTCTATACGGAGAGGTGGCCGTCTTTGGGGATGATTTGATCATTCCCATTGACAGTCGGGGGCTACTCATTGAGGCACTTGAGGTCTTAGACTTCAAGGTCAACACATCGAAATCCTTCTGGACTGGAAAGTTCAGAGAGAGTTGCGGTGTTGACGCCTACGGCGGAGTCGACGTGACTCCTGCCTATTGGCGTACCTTCAATGACGGCAAACCGGAGTCCCTAGCAAGTACCGTTGATACTCACAACAACTTCTACATGAAGGGGTTGTACTCAGCGGCCGATCGACTTGCGTCGACCATACCTGAGGCTATACCTTGGGTACATCCGGGATCTGGTGTCTTTGGTCTAAAGTCCTCTTTTGGCTATTGTTCTAATGGGCATCGTACCCGTTGGAACGATCAGCTGCAGAGAACAGAGATACGAATTGCGACTAGGATTGATGTCGCAAAGCGTGTCCCGACCAATGACGACTCTGCGTTGCTTCAGTACTTCACTGAAGATCCGGACCCAATTACCAATTGGTGTCACGGGGTACAGCAGAGACCCTTGGTAAAAATAAAACCAAGGTGGGTGGCCCTAGCCGACTTATGCACACCATGTGCAGAGTCTAACTAGG